CAATGGAGAAGGCTTCGTATAAAGCCGAAAAGTTGTTGAACAGTTTTGGGATAAAAGCAAAACTTTCTCTCGCCGCAGTTGCTACCGCACTCATCGCCAATACAAAAAACGCGCTTGAATTTGCCGATTCTATCGGCGATATGGCTGATCGTCTGGGGATGACATCAAAACAAATGTCGACTCTTGCCTATGCCGCCAAGATGTCTGACGTGGCAGTGGGGAACCTTGAGTCCACTATTAAGCGGATGTATGTTTCGGCGTATAAAAATTCCGAAGCGTTCCAGGTGTTAGGCGTCCAGATCAAAGATTCATCCGGCAGGATGAGAAGCGGATATGATATTTTTGTTGACGTCGCCGAAGCTTTTGAGAAAATGCCCGACGGTGTGGGAAAATCATCCGCGGCAATAGAAATATTCGGGAAGTCCGGGGCGGATATTGTCCCGCTCCTAAACTCCGGTAAGGACGGGATTGTCGCTTTCGGAGAAGAAGCGAAACGGTTGGGTGTTCTGGTGGAGGAAGAAACAGCCAAGAGCGCCGACAGATTTGACAAGTGGGTCAAAAAACAGACAGAAGTGATTAAAGGCCTGGGAATAAAAAGCATTGATTTTTTTGACAAACTGATCTTGGCCATCAAAGCGACGACGGATCCCTATGGGGTATATCTGGAGTTGCTCGACAGGAATAACGAAAAAAGCAAAGAGTTGACAGAAACTACCGGCAGTCAAATTGCGGCTTTTGAGCAGGCGGCAGAAGCCGCAGATAAAAAAAAGAAACTTGAGGAAGAGGGCGTAAAACTCACTGACAGTCTCCGCACGGCACAGGAAATATACAACGATGAGTTGGAAAAATATAATAATCTTCTTTCTGCCGGAGCGATAAACCAGGAGACCTACGAACGGGCTATTAAAAAAGCCAGGGATACCCTTACTGAAAGCACGCAAAAGACCAACAAGTTGAGAGATGCGTCTAAGGACTTAGGATATTCTTTTCAGTCGGCGTTTGAGGATGCAATCATCGACGGAGAAGAATTTAGCGATGTTTTATCGTCGTTGCTGGAAGATATCGAACGCATAATTATACGGACAACTGTAACCGCTCCGTTAGGCAATGCTCTATCTACGGGATTGAACAATCTTTTCGCATCGGCGCACGGGAACGTTTTTTCTAACGGCTTCCCGATGGCTTTTGCTGATGGGGGGCTTATTACTCGTCCGACGCTATTCCCTATGTCCAATGGTAGGACAGGATTGGCCGGGGAAGCCGGGGATGAAGCTATTATGCCTCTTTTCCGTGACGGCAACGGGGACTTAGGGGTCAAGTCTGGTGGTAATGGCGGCGGGGTGGAGATTAACATCTACGCCCCGGAGGGGTCGTCTGTTAGCCAGAGCAGTCAGGCAGTAGGCGACAGGGAACAAATTAACATTATGATTGACGAGGCAGTCGCCGGTTCCGTAGGTAAGTCGAGCAGTAAGACATACAAGGCTTTAAAAAACACGTTTGGACTTAGCCAATCATTAAACACGAGGTAAAAATATGGACACTTGGCCCGCTACGCTCCCGCAACGATTGCTTTCCGACGCTACCGTCCAAGACGATGAGAGCCGTGCGATTTCCGATATGGACGCTGGCCCAGCGTCTATGCGTAACAGATTCACGGCGATCACGCAGACGGTCAAGGGGACAATTATTCTTACCGCCGCGCAGAAAACTATTTTCGACACTTTTTTTAGGACAACACTCGCGCAAGGGTCTTTGTCTTTTAATTGGATTCATCCCTGGACGGAAGAAACAGCCGAGATGAGATTCAAAAGTAAGCCGGTCTGGTCGTGTATAAAGACCGGCGCGGTAGCCGATCGTTTATATCAAGCGTCGTTGGAACTCCAAATACAGCCATAATGCCAATATCCGAGGAACTTAAACAAGATTGCTTTTCTAACGAGAGCGACTTGCCGCTTATCCTTTTAACGATAAGCCACGCCAGTCTTGACGACGATATACGGGTTGTCAACAATAAAGAGGATGTTGTATCCAACGGCGATGAGTATATCGCTTTCCCTTTTGAGATCCGTCTCCCGGATTCCAAGGAGGATTCGCAACCTTCCGCGAGTTTGACGATAAGTAACGTGTCGCGCGAAATCGGTCTTGCGATCAGATCGATAACAACCCCTCCGGAGATTACGATCCAGATTGTCAGGCAAGACACCCCGGATATTGTCGAGGCGCAGTTCGTTGGTCTGCGGCTTAACAATGTCAAGTATGATGTTTTGACAGTAACGGGAGATTTAGAGTTTGAGGATTTAACGCGAGAAGAATACCCGGCGGTGAAGTTTTCCCCGTCTATATTCAGGGCTATACTATGATGACGCTCAAAGAATTTATTGATAAGGCTCTGCGTGTGAAGTTTGTTGCTAAAGGGCGCGATTATTCCGGCTGGGACTGTTTCGGGCCTGGGTATGTGGCATATCGTGATATTCTGGGGATAGAGTTACCGAGTTTTGTCGATGAGTATGTCGACGCTGGGAATACAAAAGCATCACGCCGAGTAATCCGTGATATTATTTTGAGCCAAAAACATAATTGGGAAACTGTTGATAAACCGCAAGCTTTGGATATTGTCCTTTTTAGATTTGGAGATACGGAAACCCATTTGGGAATTATGATAGATAAAAAAAGATTCTTGCATTGCGAGAAGACTATAAATACGGTGATTGAGCGTGTTGACAGCGCAAAGTGGAAAAAACGCGTTGAGGGAATTTACCGCTTAAAAATAAAAAGTGAATAAAAAATCCCAGAAGGGCATAAACTTAAGTTTTGGTCAAGCCTGGGTGAGTATAAAAGAGAGGACTGACTGTCGCGATAAGCCCGTCTATAACCTGACAGCCTCGACCGTGATAACTCTTGATCGGTTGGATAACTAAAAGTTCTTCCTTTTACCATAGAGTTGCTAAAGAAGCAACTAAACCTTTTTCAGCGGATCACGGGAAAAAGAGTTTAAGACGGGCTATGGTAAAAGGAAGTTTAAAAACAGGATACGATGTCAAATAATTCCGCAATAAAAATGACAGCGCTAATTCACCCCTTCAAGTCGTCGAGAAAACGGCTTGAGTTTAACGTCGGGTCGACTGTCAAAGAAATGGTATTGGCGGCCCAGCCGGATACGATAAAACTACGTAATGCAGTTGCTTTTATCAACGGCCGGTTAATCCCCAAAAAAGATTGGGGGACTTATAAGCCTCAAGGTGGAGACTTGCTTGAGGTCAGGGCTTGTCCAATCCCTCGCGGTGGTGGCGGGGGGGGCGGAAAAGATGTCTTGCGGGTAGTATTGACTATCGCCGCTGTTGCATTGGCACTCTGGACAGGCGGAGCGTCGGTGTCTTTATTGGGCATCCAGGCAGGGACAACAGCGGCGACAATCGTTTCGTCTGTCGTTACCGCAGTAACCGCTGCCGCCGGTATGCTTGCCGTAAACGCGCTTTGCCCGACGAAGAGTTCTTCTTTGTCTTCGCTATCCAGTGTTTCCGGCACGACAGAAAGCGCTACTCTCTTTATCGAGGGGGCTTCCAATTCCCTCAACCCATTTTCTCCCGTCCCTATAGTTTTGGGAAAACATAAACAGATCCCGCCGTTGGGTGCAAAACCGTATACCGAGTTAATCGGCAGCGACCAGTTTTTTAGGATGCTTTTTTGCTGGGGGGTGGGCCCGGTGGAAATAGACGAAAGCAGTTTGAAAATAGGAGATACTCTTTTAACCGATTTCAGTGATTACCAGATTGAACATCGCGAGGGATATGCCAGCGATGATCCGTTGACACTTTTTTCAAATGCGATTAACGAGGAAGATTTTACAATCGCGTTGACTGCCGCGAATAGCTGGATAACAAGGACTACCACAATAAACGCCGATGAGATAAGTCTTGATATATATTTTGGCGGTCTTATCCAATACGACGACCAAGGAAATAAACAATCTCGCTCCGTGAACGTGGAGATTGAATATAGAAAAACAGATAGCGGTGATGCGTGGTCAAAAATTGACACTGCCGGGACAAAATTCCAAACCACGGCTGATAGTTCTTGGCTGAACACATCGGCAGGGTTATTGCAGAGCATAACCTTTACCGCGATGAGGTCATCGGCGTTGAGATACGGTGTCCGTTGGGGTGTTTCCGAGCGGACGCAATACGATGTCAGAGTCAGAAGAGTTACGGCAGATACCGATTCAAGCCTGGTGAGCGATTTGACGTATTGGACGGCGTTAAGGTCAATAACGTCTGTCAACCCCATAAATTCCTCGGTGCCGCTTGCTTTGACGGCACTGGTAATTAAAGCCACGGATCAGTTCAACGGCATTATTGACGATTTTTCCGGTATCATCACGAGGGTTTGCTTGGATTGGGATTCGGCTACGGAAACCTGGATTGAGCGGGCGACACAGAACCCCGCCTCTCTTTTTCGATTCGCGCTCCAGGGTAACGGAATGACTTATCCGCTTTCCGACGATAGGATAGATCTGGAAACCTTGCAGGAATGGCACGAGTTTTGCGACGAAAAAGGATTTAAATTCAATATGGTGCGGGATTACTCTTCTTCCGTCTGGGATGTGTTGAGAGATATTTGCGCCGCCGGAAGAGCAATGCCGACGATGATAGACGGCAAATGGTCTGTCGTTATTGATCGTGAGCAGACGGCCCCTGTTAGCATAATAACCCCGCGTAATAGTTTCGGCTTTTCGGCGGAGAAGTTTTTTCTCAATGTTCCGCACGGTTGGCGCGTGCAATTTTCCAACGAGGATGAAGACTATGGAACAGACGAGCGCAGAGTATACCGCGACGGATATAATGACGATAACGCTACGGAGTTTGAGTCGCTTGAACTTTTGGGGGTAACTGATCCCGATCAGATTTACAAACTCGGCAGGTGGCGGATGGCCCAAGCGTTAAACCAGCCGGAACGCTGGACATTTAAGCAGGATATGGAATATTTAACATATCGCAAAGGAGACTGGATTAAGATTGCGCACGACGTTCTGATCGTCGGGTTAAAACAAGGTAGAGTAAAAAACATCACGCTTGATGAGACAAGCGCAGTAGTATCCGTGGAACTCGATGAAGAATGCACTATGGAATCCGGTAAGACTTATGGGCTGGTCATCAGGACTCTGGATAACCCTTCGCTTACCGCTCAAGTAATTACGGAAGAGGGGACGACTAAAATATTAACATTCTCAGATCCGATCCCGGGGATTGGAACTTCACCTGTTGAACAGTCGGTTAATATCGGCGATTTGGTATGTTTCGGAGAACTCGGAGAAGAAACCGAAGACGCTACGGTAATATCAATATCTCCCGACGGTAATTTACAGGCAACGATAATTGCCGTTCCCTATCGCCCGGCAATATACAACGCGGACACGGAGACTATCCCGGAATTTGAAACAAAGATAACCGCGCAGGATTCCATCCCTGCGCCCGT